ATATGTGGGTTTTCTTTTGTGTGAAATGGTTTGAGACAATTTTTCATATAATAAAAAGGCCGCTATAGGCGGCCAGTCTTTTTTGATTAGAGTTGAGGTGTACCGTAGACGGGCATTAAGCGCCGTGCGGTAATTTTGTTAAGTACGTGCATAAAGAGATTATCTGAGCCGTCTTGTACGGCGAAAATTCTTTCGCAGTCGGCTGGGTCTACTTCGATGAATTCATCATTAAGAGGTACGGCAGCCGCGCGACTAAAGTCGCGGGCAAGATGCCAGTATAGTCCAGAATTACGGAAGAAAGTTCCAGCGACACGAGAGTATTTGTATTTGTGTTGGTAATAGCGTGGGTCGTAGGCGAATGTGCCTTCTTGAGTAAGACAGTAAGCCATTACCTCTTTGTTTAGTACGGCCTCTTCGCCGATGTTAGCAAGTGATGGCCAATAATAGTCGTAACGGTCGTTGTTAGACGCCCATTTTGGAAGTCCCCACATATAGGCGGTACGAGGGATTACGGAAAGAATTCCGATGATAAAGCCATACTCAGAGCAGTGGTAAGAGGCTAGGGAGCCGCCTCCAGCTGCAACACCGTGACCAGACATATTGCCTTGAGGTAATCCGCCAGTTTCGCCAGTTTGGTTTAGAACTTCGCTGATTACGATAGGAGTTTTAGTGCCGACGATGTACTCGGCACGTTGTAGTGTAGCGTCGCCGATATCTTCGCCAAAGTGTGCCATCATAGATTCGTTGTAACGAGTACCGCCGCGAGCGTCGATTTCGAGCATTTTTTGGATAGCCTCGGCGCGTCGTAGGTCGTTAATAGTGGTAGCGTCGACGATTAATGAGCCGTTAGGGTCATAAGCAGCGGTAATACCTCCAGCTTCAACTTGTGGTGGGGCATTGTTAGCATTAAGACCACCCGAGGAGACGGCTCCAGCGTTATCTCTAAAGACAGGAACGTTTGTAGCTGGCCAAGTAGGGTCGAGAGTAATTTCGCCCAGTGGTAAGTCGACAGGGTCGCCTTTTTGAGTCCACGGAAGAGCGGATGTAAAGGCGTCGTGTTCCCAAGCGCGTTGTCGCATAGTAGCAAGGATTCCGATAGGGTTTGAGCCATTTACAAGTTGAGTGTTTAATGGATTAATAAGATTTTCGTCGCGGTAATATTCGTCGTATATTTTTTGGTAAGCCATCATAGGCAAGGCCGACACTTGGGTAGAGAATCCACCGCCTCCCTGATACGGAGGAATTTCAAGGTAATCGAGGAATCTTTGTTGGTCGGCGGTAAGTGAGTTGTCTATTGTTATATAGGGATGTGCCGGAGGAATGTCACCCTCCATAAGTGGGGAGACAAGTTTCGGGAAATCTGGCCATATAGTCCGATTTGCGACGAAGAAGTAGTGTATATGGGCGTTAACGTGGTGCATTACGGGCGCGGTTAGAGGTGCGAAACGCACCATCATATCACCGCCGAGGTGGAATGTGTCGCCTGGAACGGTCTCGATAACGCAACACGGTAGGAGTTCGCCCATTCGACCACTCATTTTTACGTCGTGAGTTAAGTCGAAGAGGTTTGAGTTTGGTCGAGTAAGCTCGACCGAGTTGAAGATAGACTGGACTCCAGTCTTTTTTGATAGCTTACTCATAACCTTACGCCCCCCCGTGCGACGGTGTATTTACGTGATACTTTTCTTTTGCGGCTTGAGCCGCGGTTTTTTCTGTGTTTCATAATTTTTGTTTTTTAATTATTTAAGTTGTTTTTTTTGTTAGGCTGATGGGAGTCTTTTTTTTTTTTTTGTCGCTTGTTTTACTACTCGCAAGCTCGTTGTGAGTTTTGCTCCGCACTTAGATTTAAGACACTCCCCTCTCGCGTCTGTCGACGCGAGAGAGCCTTTTTTTTGTTTTTTTGTTTTTTATAGGGGGTTATTTGAATTTATTTATTATTTCCCCTATTGTTTTAGATGTGTTGTTTGCCGCTTCTATTAAAACACGCATCCAAGCTGGGTCGGATGGTGTCATTCCAGCGGCATACATTTCTGTTTGGTATTGTTTGATTTTAGACTCGTTTTTAGTCAGTTCGATTAGTGACTTTAAGTGATCGATGTCTACTTTGATTTTAGCTCGCTCTTCTTTAGATTTAGCTATTGCCTCGTATTGTACGAGTTGTTGTATTTTAGAAGCAGCTATTTCCTGATAAGTTTTGGCAATGTTTGCAGTATTTGACAATGCTGCCCGTTGGTCGGAGTTAAGTGTATAGTTAATGTCGGCTTGTAGTTTATCGTTGGTTAGGTCCAAGTGTTTAATGTTAGCTTGAGCCGTTGCTTTACGGTAGCCTAAGTCATATTTGCCGAGTTCGCTTTGTGTGTTAAGATTTGTTACTTGCGCTTGCTTAAGTAGATTTTCAGTGTTTATTACGGCGGCTTGAGCCTTGAGATTGTCTGTTTGCGCCATAGTTTGTGATAGGTTAAAATATTGGCCGATTACATCGGAGACCAAATTTTCGTTAAATTTAGGAGCTTGAATGTTGGGAGACATACCTGAAGCATTAGCTGGAGCGTCTGATGTGTTTGCTACTTGTCCGTTTCCGTATACAAGTTGAGGAGAAAGTCCAGCTTCTTTGAGACGTTGCATTTGTTGCTTTGGGTGGTTGTACTCGTTGTTGAAGTTTCTGTCATCGACGGCGTTCATTCTTTCCCTCGACCAGCGTTCCCAGTCGGAGGAGATGATACGGTCGTTAGTTTCACGTTGTAGTTTTCTGTTGAAGTGGCCAGCGAGGAGACCTCCGCCAGCGCCAGCGCCTGAACCAATTAGTGAGGCTGCTGCTGCAGTTAGTGGCATAGTGTGGATTGATTAGCACTAATATATCAAGAGGATATTAGTGCGAGGCCGCCTCCTTTGCGGCCTTTTCCTTTTCTACTTCTATTCTGCGCAGTACTTCTTTTCCGACACGGTCGTCGAATTCGATTTGGTTTTTTAGTTTGCGAGAGGTCTCGAGAGAAGCATTGAGAGCGTTAATTTTAGCTTCATTTGCTTCGCGTAAATTTGCAAGGTCTGTGAGGTCTAAGGTTTTCTTTTGTATTCCTAAGTTTGTTAGACCTTCGTCGTAGATTGGGTCTTTCATAATAGGAAGTTGACGAACACTTGAGTGTTTTGATAGAATTTCCCTAATTGACAAAGCCAAGTCTGGCTCAGTTCGGGATGGTTTTTCGAAGATTTTTGGTTTTCTTTCGAAATGGTTGAAGATAGATTGGACTGAAGAGTAGTTCTTTAAGTCCATTGTCGGAGGGGTCGAATTGACCGCAGTTTGTGTTGATTTCATTTTTGAATGGAATTTGAAGTTGATAGTATTTTTTCTTTTTAGCCATAATATAAGGCATTTAGCTGTTTAGCTCCACGGCCGCGAGGCCGCCCCTAATTCGCGGGGAGCGAGTCGAGGTCGCTCGACGGCGAACCAGTTTTGGGGGTTATACCCTGATGTCAAAGAACGTATTTAGTAGTAGATTTTTTACCCCGTCGATTGAGCTCTTCAATATTGAGACGTTTTTTTGAGAATTGCAAGAGAAAGTTTTCCCGTTGTTCTTTTGTGAGTTGAGCCATCTCGTCATAAGCCTTATTTTGAAAGTATTCGCCTATGTTTTGGAGCTCGTGGGGTTGGAAGATTTTTGTTTTGTAGTATCGCGGCATCGCGATTTTTTTTCCGCCATCAATTTGACAATAAAGGCGGTTGTTTGGGTCTTGTTTGTGGTATTGTATTTTGGAGGGAGTGAGATAGTTTGAGCCAAGACCTTTAGACATAAGCGAAAATTCGGGTACACGGTCGTCGCCGTTCCACATTGGTACTCTACGAGGTTTGGAGATATATTTGAGAGTGTAGCCGATGGATGCTCCAGTGACAAGGCCGACGGTAATGTGGCCATTTTTCCAATTGTCTTCATTAAATTGAAAGCGGCCGTCAAGATAATATTCGGGATGGAGTTCGGCTTGCTTTGCAGTTTCGCCGATAATATATTTTAGGTCGCAATTAAATATAATAGCGTGATAATGCGGTCGGTAAGTAAGCGGTCCATATTCGCCGCATACGTAGTATTTAAGTCCTTTGCCAGCGTCGTGCCTTAGCCGACGCATATAGAGTTGAAAGTCTTTTTTTGATAAGGACATAAAGTTTTTTAGAGTTTTAGGTGCACTATTGTCGTCATAAGTGAATGTTACAAAATAAGCATTGGTAGAGCGTAGGTATTCTTGCATAAGTCGGAAAGACCAGCCACTGGCTCGACGTGCTCGGCAGTCGACGCAGCGACCGCAAGGAAGATGTATATGTGGGTTTTCTTTTGTGTGAAATGGTTTAAGACAATTTTTCATATAATAAAAAGGCCGCTATAGGCGGCCAGTCTTTTTTTTTGATTAGAGTTGAGGTGTACCTCTTAATGATGAATTCATCGAAGTAGAC